TCGTGCAGTTCCCGGAGCGTTTGGCCCGTATAGGCGGTCGCGTCGAATCGCCGCTGCCGCCGGTCAAACGGGTTGGTGACGGTGACGATCTGGATATCGGTAGTAGCCATCGATTCGTTTCTGCCAAAAAGGACTATCAATCCGTTCAATGCAAACGTGACGTTTCTTCATTACGTGGAGAAAGCGATACTTGTCCAGCATCACTCCCACATGACTGACATAGGGCGGGTGGACCCGAAAGGTCACGAGACACCCGGGTTCGGGCCCGTCCAGCTTGTCGTACACCTGTGTACTGGCCGCGATGTAATCGGACCTCTCGGCCGGGTCGGCCGGGGACTCTCTCTCGGGCAGGACGGTTCCCATTCGCCGGCAGACCTCGCGACACAGCCCGTAGCAATTGTACCCCTCCCGGTTCTCCGGGTCGAAGGGTTGACCGATTAGATCGTCTATGTGGACCATCATGCTAGGCTAGCCTCACCGAACCGGATCGGATGCCCGGAAAGCCCCCGAACCGTGTCGCATTCTCCCGCCGATCGCAATCGCCCAGTGTTTTGCCGCACGTCGCGAAACCCGCCTTGCCGGCGGCGGTATACGTGGAGTACCCGGTCGAATCGATGTCCACCGTGAATGCGTTACCATCCTCGTCCGGATCCGCATCGACGACGGTCCCCGTCTGGTTGTTGATCTCGGTCATACCCTCCACGTCCGTGATTTTCACCGTATCGTCCACCGAAAACGGGTGATCGGTGCAGGAAATTTTGGCATTGGCGGCGCGCGTGATGCCGGTGATATCCTTGCCCACGTAGCCGCACTCGGCGCCCTCGTAGACGAACCCACAATGCTGCGCGAGGTACATACGCAAAGGAAACTGCTGGCGCAGGGGATTGGGCGCCCCCAGGGTGAAGACTACACTTTCGGACGTGCTGTAACAGGCCAGAACGTCGAACGTCATTTCCAGTTCGGCGTAGTCTTCGTCCAAGCGCGCCGCATTGACAACCGTGATAACGACGCTCGCCCCTACACCCCCATCCTGTTCGTCCAGATAGGGCTCCAGCAGCTGCGAGACGTTGCTGACGGTCAACGTCACGGTGGGAATCTCCCCCCGGTTGTCTTGTTTGGATGGAGTGATCTCGAATGGAAAAGCCGTGTACACGTTGCCCTGGTATGTGACGTCCTCGGTGTTCCGCACGAAGCGCAATACGGTCGAGTCGGTCAGGGTGATGTCGAGCAGGACCAGCCACGGATTCGGCGAAGCAAGCTTGTTTTTCTCCAGTATCAGACTGGCGGGCAGATTACGCACGTTTTTCCTCCATCTCTAATCGCCTATGTAACTTTTGCGGCGATTTCATGTATAGTAGTACTCCAATACCAGCGAGAAGGCGGGCATGTTGGCCGTGGTGCCCTGTGTGACGGACAGTGTCAGGTGTTCTCCGGCTGCCAGAGCCGGATTCGTAAGTGTACCCAGATCCTCGTAGTCGGCGTCAGGGGGCTGGTTGGCCGTGTTGTACGTTTTCGAGACGACGGTATCTTCATCCTCGTTCTTGACGCTCACCACCGCCGTATTGCTGTCGTCAATACCCGCCGGCGAGCCCTCGGTCAGGATGCCGATGGAGTTCAATGTCACCGCCTTCGGGTTGACGAAGACGGGCCGATTGCTGATATCGGACCCGGCTCCCAAATCTTCTACATGCACATGTTCGACTCGCATTTTTTCTATCTCCTTTCCGAAAAGTTCCAACTCCGCCCGGTACCGCGAAGGCAGCTTCGGCTCGACGCTGATACGCACGGGAGACAGCAACCGCATCTCCCAATCCTCGTTGGTAATCGGGTTGCGGAACTCGAATTTGTCCGCACCAACCTTGACATGCTGCTCGAAATCGACGATCAGGTCCCGGTCCGCCTCCGTAAGCAGGTTATATGCGAAGGATATCTTTCTCGGCGTCGTCGTATACCGCGCTCGCGTCAGCACGGTCCCGGACTCGAAGGTCGAGCGTATCGTCGAGTCCGTAACCAACTCCTCCGACCAGCTTGAAGGGGTCGGTGTTCGGCTTAAATCAAACGTTGGAAATGGCTTTGCCATGGAACGACCTCTTGGAAGTTTGTGGCTCACAGCCGGAAGAAAGCTTTCCGTGCAGTTGCAAGTCCTTTACAAAAGTCTCAAGCACAAACTCCTTGGTGGTATCGGTTCCCGTAGTCTGGACGTTGTTGACCACCACTTCATTTTTTCTGCGGCATAGATATTGTTTGAACGTTTGCATTGAGCTATCCTCATAAAGGCTTTGCCACGAGACTAAGTCCTCTTGAGCATTGTACCTATCGCCTGTCGCGATTTGCCGTAGCGGGCGATATCGTCTACGACGACGTCGATCACGAATTCTTTCATGCCGAGAAACTGGCCTCGTGCCTCGGTGGCTTGCAGGGGTCTGCCGGACTGGTTGACCATGTTGATCGTGATGTCGGGTGTGCCGGTACGTCCCGCCGGCAATACGGTTTCGCCGGTGTGGATTTTCGCCAGCCCACCTCGTTCGACATACCCTCCCGTCTGCACGGCGGGGACGTGGGCGGCAGTAGCTGCTTCTGTGCCCGGTACAGGCAGGCCCAAGATCCCGTAGGCCAGCGGCTCCGCTATCTTTTTGAAGACCATGATTTGCACGATCATCCGCAGTATACTCCGCACCATATCCACCATAGCATCTTTGAGGCGCTTGGTCTCAAAAAGCATCTGGTCTATGGTACTGCTGAATTCTCGGGCCGAACCTGCCGCCATCTGGGAATACATCTCTTCCTGGACCTTGGTAAGCTTTCGTGTTTGGTTGGCGGTCTCGGTCTGTGTCTTCCTGATATGTTCCTGTAATTCCTGCGCTTTGGCCTTGATCCATTCATACGCCTCGGTAGCGTCCTCCTTCATCCGTTGCCACAGCGTAGGCTGGTATTCGGATTCAATGGCTTTCAAGTCGGACAGCAGTTGTCGATGGCTTTCTGTGATGTCAATGCCCGATTGGGTTACTAGCTCTTTGATCTTCTTTGTGTAGGTGTCTACATGTTGAGCCATAGCTCCGCCCAGTCCAGAGATGATGGACTCGGTTTTCTTAGCTGCAGCCTGTTGTTCTACTAACGCCTTGGCCTGTGCCCATAATGCCTCGTTGACTGTCATCATCTTGACGGTAGGGGCCATCGAGTAGTACGGTCCTAACGGTTGTTGTGTCTCCACTTTTACCCCTACTTTCTTACCACCCTTCACACCCAACTTGCCTCCTAGTGTTAGGTACTCCTTCATGATGGCGTCAACATCTTCTTTTGACGGGAGTAGGCCCGCTTTGATCCCTGCCCAGATTCCCTTGCCCGCCGCAATAGAGATGGTCACAATCTCTTTCACAGCCAACTTCATTGTTTCGACGAGTGTATCCCAAACCAACCCCCAAGCTCCGGCGTAGTCCTTTTTCAAAAATTGCATGAAATCAAAAAACACATTCTTGGCGAAGTTCATATAGGACACGGTGACCCGAGCCCAGTAACCGATTCGCTTCTGATTGTCCTCTGCCCATTTCTTAATTGCCTTAGCCGTTTTGGTGATACCAGGAAGAAGAGCCTGGCCAATAACCTTAGCTACGTCTCCCACTGCATTCCACATTTGCTTGAGAGCGCCAGAAGTTGTATCTACATCTTGAGCCATACCCCCAAATTCTGATTCGAGCTCCTGGAGGATGATAGCCTGAGCTTCCATCAGTCTCCCTGACTCGACGAGTCCCTTGATGAGATCCTTTTGCTGCTCTGTGAATTGAATCCCCACACGACTCAATGCGGTGACTCCTAGAATCGGGTCATTAAGGGCTTTGCCCAACTGAATAGTGGCTGAACTGAGATCTGCTGCAGTACCTCGACTTGCTGCCATCGCAGTGGACATATCAAGGACAGCCATAGTCGCTCTCTCGAACACGTCTCCCTTGATATTCTTAAAGGTCAGCAGCATAGTCTGCATCTCAGTTACTGCTTCATTCGAGAAGCGTGTTATTTTCTGAAGGGAATCTGCCTGAGCAGCCAACTGCTTAGCGGTAAACCCTGCGGCATGAGAGGTAGCCCTGAGAGTAATCTCCAGACGCTTTGTGGCATCTTCCTGTCGCATTGCGGCTTTGACAAAGTAGGCCAATGCGCCTGTAATCGCCAAAGCCCCAATCTTAGCATAGCGGACCATCTTATCGAAGGCCATCTTGAAACTTGAGGCCATCCTGCGGAAGCTAGCTTCTATCTTAGTAACAGTAGCAGTCACCCTGGAGCGAATGCGTCCCAATTGTGAGGGGAGTTTTGCGTCATCTACTGTAACGTCAACCGATGCGGTTAGGAAGTTCATGGGCCAGCTCCCGTTCCATTTTGAAGCATTGCAGAACCTGTTCGAAGACGTAGCGTTTATCTTCCACGTTGTACAGCTCCATAACAAACCTCACGGCGCCATAGTCCAGTCCTATGATCTCGCCCATTGGAGCGAGCCTCACCTGGTTTCTCACCAGGAGGTAGACGGTGACTATTTCCGTATTTCGCTTGTCCAGTTCTACATAGCATCGTTCGCAGGGGGGCTCCCGGTCGGAGTCTTCGTAGAGCCGGGCGCAGATGTCGCAGTCCGGCTTTTCGAGCTGCCACCGGAGGAAGTCCCGGAGTTTTTTCGTCGAGCCTCCTCAAGAGTCCTGTTGGTATCGAC